AATTTATGCTTTAGGTGAATGGGGAGGAATTACCGAAGGGCGAATATTCCCGATTTGGGAGCAAATAGATTCATTTCCTGAAATAGACGGTTATTGGTTTGGTTTAGACTTCGGGTATAGTAATGATCCTACGGCAATAGTTAAGACTGTAAAATGGAGGGATAGAACATATTTAGATGAGTTCTGTTATCGTACCGGAATGACAAACGGAGATATAGCCGAACTGTTCAAATCGGAAGGATATAAAGGCGAATTGGTTATTTGTGATAGTGCAGAACCTAAAAGTATAGAAGAGTTAAGGCGGTTGGGTATTAATGCTATTCCGGCATCAAAAGGGCAAGGCTCAATTATGGCAGGGATTGACTATCTGAAACGGCAAAAGATATTAGTAAGCCGAAGATCGTTAAACATTATAAAAGAGAATCGTTACTATCAATGGTCGCAAGATAAGAATGGCAAATGGTTGCCTAAACCAAAGGACTTTATGAATCATCAGATTGACTGCATACGCTATGCTTACAGTTTAGGTGACTTCGCCAATTCAAATGAATCGTTAATTGTTGGATATGACGAATTATAATACTTTAATCAACCAGCCATTTAATCCGGTTACTAAATCAATCTTTTTATTTTTTCTAAGTTCTTTTATTTCGTCTTTAACCTGATCTTTGGTAAGCTCATTGCGTAAATCGTAGATTAATTCATTAACTCCGATATAAGGCCATTTAGTTAAGTTGTACTTAGTGAATATGTATTGTTCTGATTTAGTCATGTAATTACCATATGAATAAATCCATCTACAAAATCAGTTCCTAAATAACCAAAATGGATTGAGTGTTTAGTTGTATCTGGAATACCTTTTAATTTTCTATTAAAGTATTTATCAAGTGACTTTGTTAACTTATCAATGTCTGATAATTTACTTTGTTTTATTTTAATAGAAATTGCTATCATAGTTTTAGTTTTTAATTCAATGCAATTTACCATTTTATAATCTCATTATAAACTATATTTTGATGTTATAAAACATTTTCGTAAATTTCGACAAAATTTATAACTATGGCACTATTTGACAACTTCATCAAGAATAAGTTAAAGAACTTATTAAGTCAATCAGTTTATGAATATTGGATTCACTCAGGAGTTGTAAATAATATACCAGACAATCCAGAAGCGTACATAGAGCAAGGTTATTCAGGCAATACGACTGTTTATTCTATCATAAGCCGGATAGATGCCATGCGTAAACAGGCTACTTTAAAACTGTACGATAAAGACGGCAAAGAAATCACAGATCACGAATTGATTAAATACCTTGACAAAGTTAACAGCCAACTATCAACCAATGATTTTATCACTCAGTTAATAGTCTATTGGCTAACTATCGGTGAATTCTTTGTTTATAAACTTGCACCTGACGTCGGACTAAACAAGGGCAAGGTTCAAGAACTACACGTATTACCTAGTGCTGATGTTGAAATAATCGAAGGAACAATACTTGAACCAATTAGAGGTTATAAAATTGAAGGAAATTACAATATTGAACTACCATATCCGGCAGTTTATCAAGGCAAAAAGTTTAACCCGAATTGGAATGAAGAACGAACGTTGCATGGTCAATCTCCATTAAGGGCAGCAGCCAAAACACTATCTAAACTTAACCAGATAGAAATAACTGAAACAAAACAGTTTGAGAATCAAGGTCCATCTTACATACTTTTTAAAGATTCAAACGGAAGTACATCTATTCAAGATCAAACGCTAACAATACAACAAAAAGATGACATTGAAAAAATGAATCGCAACGCTTCTAAGGGAAATAATAGAGGTCTACCAGCAGTTTCAAGGGTTAAACTAGGAAAACTAGACTTAGGGCAAAAGTTAGCTGACATGACTGTTATTGAGTCCTCAAATTCTGGCATTATCGCTTTATGTGCTGTTTATGGATTTCCACCTGAATTACTAGGGTACGGTCAAAAGACTTATAACAACATGGCTACGGCTCGCAAAGCCGCTTGGACTGACTGTATTATTCCAAACTTGATAACTGTATCAGAAACTTTAAACGAATGCCTAATCAATAATATACCTGAATACAAAGGAATGTATTTTGGTTTTGATACGTCTGAAGTAGAAGAACTTCAAGAAGGCATGGAATTAAAAGTAGGATGGATGAACGCAGCTGGATGGTCAGGTAATCAAGTATTACAGGCAACAGGAAAACCAACAGTTAATAATCCGTTGATGGATGAACCACGCATACCTATGGGAGTTACTTTCCTTTCTGATTATGGCGCACCGTTAGATGAAGGCGCAAAAGACTTCGGAGATTATCTGAATAAGAAATGAAACAGTTATTCGACTTCACTGAAAGTAAGCCGAAATACATAAATACATATATCATGTTTATACTAAGAATTATTGAAGAAATCCGAAGGGATGTAGATCAACCTTTCGAGCAAGTGATTACAAATTACGAGGTTGGGAAAGCGTATTCAGTAATCAAAAAGGGAATTTCAAAAGAGTTTGATGCAATTCTTGAAAGTTATCCAGAGGCCATAAAGCAGGACATATCCGCGATGCTTTGTGTTGATAAAAAGTACGATGAAAACAACGTGTTTTTTATCATGAATCCAACTGAGATAAAAAAGTATTCCTATTTCATAATGACTGAAAGCGGAAAAACATTTGAACGATTGTAAAACTAATTTATGGCACGGTTTTATCCCTGCCTAATAATCTGACCCATGAAACAGCAAACCAGACAATTTGAAGCTAAATTTATCCGGTCAAGAAACCAAATTGAACGCAAAGGATTAAGACTAATAACTCAGGCTTTGAGAAGTCAATATAAAACCTTTTTAGATGCTGCTTTGCAATCTTCGCCTTCATTCTGGAAAGACTACGCTAATCGAATCAGTAAACAACCTATTCAGCAATTCTTTGAACAGTTCTATCCATTATCAGCTCAGTTAGGTGTAATTACATATCAAAACATGACTCAAAAGAAATCAATTGAATCAGACGTTTTATTGTCAGCCTATCAAATGAGAATGAAAAAGATATTAGAGGAACGTGAATACGCTGAAAGAATTGTAACGATCACAAATACCACTCAGGAACGGATAACGTCAGTTATTGAAGAAGTGTTGTCCGAATCTGAATTAAACGGCTATGGAATTGACAAAATCAAGACTGCATTAAAAGATCAGATAGGTGCTAATTTTAGAGGTAATGCAATGGCAAGAGCAAAGGCAATAGCACAAACCGAAATGATCAGCGCAAGTAATCAGGCTAGTACTTATGCGGCCGATAGTACCGGAATGGAGTATAGAAAGTATTGGAGTACTTCGCATTTGCAAGGAATCAGACCGACTCATATAATGGCAGAACAAGACTCTATTCAACGTGGAGGGTTAAGAAAGGATGAATTATTTGCCAATGGATTGAAGTATCCGGGCGATCCTTCTGCACCGGCTGACGAAGTAATTAATTGCCGGTGCGCTGCTCTTTTTGAGATAGTTTAAATAAAAAAGCCTGATTGTTAGTCAGGCTTAATGTTTAGATTATTTCTTTATATTTTACTTTTGGTATATTACCTGATAAAATAGCATTTCCGCAAGTTATAAGGCCTAAATCTTCATCATAACTAGGAACAAATACAATAACATCAAATCCGGCAGCTTTTAGATATGTTTCGGCTTGTTTGTATGGTGTAAATGCTTCATATCCTCCGGTTGTTATTATTCCGTTTAATTCGCAACTTTGTGTTTTGTGCAACGGGGTTATTTTACACATGAATTTTTTAGGATCAAATAATTCTAAAAGTTTTTCAGCATCAATAATATAATCATCAGCTAAAGCAAAATTAAGTGCGTATTTTCTACCAATAGGATCAGGTAATAAATATCCTATTTCTGCAATTTCAGACAACGATAAAGAATTTCCAGAGAACATTTCGTTTCTCTGGTCGTCGTCGGTACTATTGATTGAAAATTGCAATCCGGCATCTCCTCTGAATCTTTCATTTTTAATGTCACACCACAAATTAAGATATTCAAAAAGTCTTTTGTTATTTTTAGGCAGCATCGTAGAAATAACCGGATGAATCATACTATTTCCAATATAAGGCTTTACAATTTTGTGCAAATCAAAAGCATGATCAATCACGCTAAAATTAAAAGTAGGTTCGCCCATTCTAGCATAATGCAAATTCAATCTTTTTGTTCCGGTAATTTCAGGATGCAATTTAAGCCCTTCTATTAATTGGTTTTTAAGATCGTTATATGTTGCGTTTATTCCTTTACCAACTTTCGGAACATCGCAGAATTTACAATTCATAGAACAGCCATATTGAGTACTTAGTGTAATAACCCATTTTTCAGTTAATGGCATTATTTCGCCGTTTGGCACTCCATTTATTTCTCTTGTTATTCCTAAAAAATCAGCTTTTATATTGGTGTTTTTGCCATAATCTCCAATTGAAAGAAATTCTAATAATCCTTTTTCGCCCTGTATAATACAGATATTTCCTGTTGGCACTTCAATGTTTTTAGTTATCATTTGTTTTTTTTAGTTTTTAAATGTCATGCAAGCTACAAAATTTATCTAAATCAATAAAAAATATATAGATGTTGTAAAACACAAAAAATAGTTTTACATTTATACAAAATTTACAGGTATGAAAGGTTTAGAATTTAAGTCGTTTAAAATACTTGAAACAAAAGCAGATGATTCAGGTAATTTGATGATAACCGGATACGGTGCTGTGTTCAACAATGTAGATGCTGGCAATGATGTAATTCAGAAAGGCGCATTTGCAGAAACGCTAACCGAAAGACTTGGACGTATTGCCTTCTGTTATCAGCATGACATCTGGAATCCTATCGGTAAGATTCAATCTATATACGAAGATGAAAAAGGGTTGAAACTTGAAGTGATGATAAGTGCCGCAGAAGATGATATTCAGACTAAGATCAAAGAAGAGATTTTAAAAGAAATGTCAATCGGTTATCGGGTAATTGACGCTAAAGACGAAATCAGAAACGGCGTTAATTGTCGGGTGTTGACTAAAATATCTTTATATGAAGTTAGTCTGGTTACTATTGCAATGAATCCGCTTGCAATGATCGAAGGTATGAAAAGCGAAGATCGTGAAAACTTTATTGAAAAGGAATTTAACCGATTAATCGCTATTGTAAAGAATGAAAATTTAAACTTTGAATTGATGAAGCTAAAAGGATTGACGCTTTCCGTTCTCGCTCAGGAAAAGACAGAACCGCCGAAAGAAGAAACTACTTTGAAAGCTGATGAGATATTGAAATTATTAAACTCTTAATTTTTATAAAAGTGGACGAAAAAGAATTAAAATTAGCATTAGAAACTCATGGTAAAGAGATTCAGGCTAAACAAGTAGAACTGCAAAGCGCAGTTGAAGGTAAACTCGAAGCTAAGGCTATTGAGTTAAAAAATTTGATTGATCAAATGGAACTTGATCGCAAGGAAATGCAAAAGCAACTTGACGAGCAGAATTTGGCTATCCAAAAAGGACAATTTAAACCTAGCGAAGATCAAAAATCATTTGCTCAGGATTTGCGTGAAAAACTGACCGCTGAAATTACTGCTTTAAAAGGCATGAATAGCAGAGATGCTAAAACGCTTATTATGCAGGTTAAATCATTCTTAGAAGGTGCAAACGCTTCTATTACTACCGGATCATTGCTTCCGACTCCTCAGTTTGAAGTAGGTGTAAGCAAAGCACCAGACCGGATGCCGTTCATGTTGGACTTAGTTGCCAAAGGTGTAGCTAATAGCCTGACTATTTATTGGACTCAACGTAAAACACGTACCGATGCAACCGAATGGACTGCTGAGGGTGTTGCTGCTGCTGCTCAAACCGTACTTGGTTACGAAACCAAATCTGCTTCAATGCAGAACCTTTCCGAGTTCATCAAAGTTAGCAATAACTCATTTGATGATATTGATTGGTTGATGTCAGAAGTTCAGGGCGAACTTGTAACCTTGATGACTTTGAAACTTGATGCTGATATCCTGAACGGAACTATTGCATTGAATGGATTTGATGGCGTTTATACTTTGGCTACTGCTTTCAATGCAGGTGGTAAAACTTTGGAAGTAGGTGTTACTCCGAATAACTTCGATGTATTGAAGTTTGCTGCTACTCAGATTAAAAAGGCTCATTTCAAACCGAATTACGTTGTTTTGAATCCTGATGATATTCTAGCAATGGAATTATCAAGGGATAAAGACGGAAATTATCTATGGCCTCCTTATCTGAATGTGAATCCTTCTTTCTCAGGCATTCAGATTGTTGAAAATACTGGCGTAACTTCCGGTACTTATCTGATTGGTGATTTCACTAAGGCTAAATTCTGGACTCGCAAGGGAATGGAATTGAAAGTTTGGGAACAGAATGAAAACGATGTTCTTACTCAGATGAAAACTATCACTTTGTATCTTCGTGGTACTTTGGTTGTGAAAGATGCTGATGTATTGGCATTTGTAAAAGACACTTTTGCAGATTCAATTACTGAAATTACTGCCGTTTAATCCTTAAAAATAGAGATATGAAAAAGTTAATTTTTATCGCTTTATTTGGGTTACTGGCAATGTTCAGTCAAGCTCAATCTGTTGGAGGTGTTACTTCTTTGGTAGGTGTAACTGTTACCGATACTGAAACCGATTATCTGGTTATTGCTACTCCGGTTGCAATTAGAGGTAATTATACTATTGGACTTGAAATGTCAGGTACTGCAACTGGAACGTCTACTGTAACAGGTGCAATTCAGGTGTCAGATGATAACGCTACTTGGTATAATTATGGTACTGCTATCACTTTGAATAATGCCGGAACTGTTGCTAATTATGGGTGGACATTACAAGAAGCCGCCTTTAGATACTATCGAATAAAGCTGTTATCTTCTGGTACTGGCTCGACTGTTTGCGCTGGTAAAATTCTATTAAAGAATAAATAACCGTATTTGGAATAATAGAGGGGATCGTTTCCCCTCTACGGTTCAAACAAAATTTAGTAGGTGCAATATTCTTGGACAAAAACATTCAGGAATCGTAAACTCAGAGCAACGCTAAATTTTTAAATTACAAGTTATGAAAATTAAACTATTGAGACCACTCTGGAATAAGAAACGAAACGATATTATTGAAGTGCCAGAACATAACGGAATGTGGGCAGTTAAGAAAGGATTCGCTGAGTTTATTCCAGAACCAATTAAGCCAATAGAAGCTAAAGTAGTTACTGAATACGAAAATAAAGTAATTGTACCAGAATATAAAGTAACAATTGAAGGCAGTAAATTAAAATCTGTATTAGAAAAGTCAAATAAAAAGGCCGGAAGGCCACGTAAATAATAACCATGCAAATTAAGCAAACCATAACAGGCACAGAGCCGATCACTAGCGCAGAAGTTAAAACTTACTGCAAGATTGACTATGCAGACGAAGATGCGTTGATCACTTCGCTTATTAAAGGCGTTCGGGAACAAGTTGAATTATTTACCGGACTTGCACTAATCGCAAAGACAATCGAATATTTTGATGAAGAAATTAACGAAGAAATCAAGTTGCCTTATCCTGAACATTCGAGTATTGAAGAAGTAAAGATTGACGGGGTTGTTTCAACTGCATATACTAAGACCGGACTAAGTCAGTTTATCATCATGCCTAATCAAATAGTTTCAAGTGGTGGAACTGACAGAGGTATTTACATCAAATATAAAACGTCTGGTGTTTGTCCTGATGGGATTAAGGAAGAAATGAAAAAGATAATTGATGAAAAGTACCGGAATAGAGGGAACACTTTTGAAGGTTCAATTTCTGAACTGAATGAAAATGCTTATGCAAATTTGGCTAAATACTGTTTAATGTAATGGAGTATATATTTATAATATTAATCATAGCTGTATTATTCGATTTAGCTATTATGCGTTGGGGCACAATAAAAAAGACTAAATGAATACTGGAAAGTTAAATAGACGTATTACAATAGTCACTAAAGGCGCAATGACACCCACAACAATCGGAGGTTTTACCGAAGGTGTTGGAAGTACGAAAACGACTTGGTGTTCAGCCCGTCAATTGTCAATGGCTGAAAGTCTATCTTACGGACTTGAAACCGCAATAGCAACGTTTAGGTTTAGTTTTCTATATTATGCAGTTGATGAAGTAACCCGAATAAAAGAATTGACTTTTGAGGGTCGCACGTTTAGAATCGTTTCAGTCGAAAATGTTGATGAGGTAAAGAATGTAATTACATTAATCGCAAATGAGCGGAAATAGCGTAAATATCGGGATTGATCCACGTACTTTAAAGCATTTGCAAAGTCAAATGGATTTACTGCAAAAGAATGCAGGTAAGTCTTTTTATGAGGCATTGGTTAAGGTTGCATTTAAGATCAAATCCGAAGCTCAATTAAGATTAACTGGTAGAGGTCATATTGTTTCATCAAGACTTAAAAATTCAATCTTTGTTAAGGCAAATAAGCCACTAAACAGGCTGGATAACGCACAAACATACTCAGACAATAAAGGTAAGTCTTATAAGTCTGATTTATCAACCGTTCAGCTTAAACCTGATGAATTGGCAGTAGGAACAAATGTTGAATATGCAGCCGCAATTGAGTTTGGAAGCAGACCGCACGTTATTGAAGCAAAGAATAAAAAAGTACTAAGTAATGGTAAAAACTTCTTTGGTAAACGTGTTAATCATCCGGGCTGGTCAGGTGATTCATTCCTATATTGGGCGATGAAAAACGTAGATATTGAAAAGTCAGTAGGCGATGACATGGCAAACGATTTAAAGTTCGGTAAGTTCTTAAAACAGACTAATGTAAAATGAAATTTAGAATAAAATAATATCCGAAAGGTTGGACAGTTGAAGCACAGAAAAGAAAATGGTACGGTAAAAAGTATTGGACTCATTGGGTTTCAGTTGCCGGAATACTTACAGAACCATGGTATCATGGCACATTTGAATTAGCAATGGATAGCTTTATTTATAAGATCAGACGTGAAGTAATAATAAATAGTCGATGAAAGACGTTCGCAACATATTATTGACAGCTTTAGTGCCAGCTTTAAAGACAGCAACCGGAAAGAATGTTTATACTCGCATTCCAAAGGCTGCAAATGTCGTTTATCCGTATATTTACATATCTGACATTTATCAAAGTGAATCAGGGCCAAAAACGAACTATCAATATGAATTAGATGTATTGGTTCAGGTCGTTTATCAGGATGTTGAGGACTTAGGCGCAATGTTTACCGATATTGATAATGTTCTTTCAGTAGTTAATAACGGTTCTAATTTATTGGCATTAACAAATCCTTATAAAGTGATGTCTTGCGAACTTGGCAGTTCAACTACAACCGAATTTCAAACCGAAACAGGAACGCAAAATGTAGGATTAATTCGTATGCTTTACAACATAGAATAAAATTTGTATATTTGAATAGTTTAAACTATTAAAAAATATTATCATGTCGACAAAAAAAGGCACTTTAGTACTTATCAAATTTGCCACAGACGTATTAGTCGGGCAGAATTCGCTATCTTATAACAAGACAGCAACCATGATCGAAGTTAGCTCAAAGACTTCAGGTAATCACTCAGAATTTGTGTCGGGACGCATTACGGAAACGATGTCCGTATCTGGCATTGCTTCAACTTCAAAAGAGGCTACTTTAGCCGGATATTGGGAATTGAACGATGCAATCGAAGCAGGCGCAGCCGTTGAAGTAACATTTACTGAGTACACTACAGAAGCCGGAACTACTCCTGTTGTAGGTGCTGAAACTTTGACTTGTTCAGCGTTTGTATCGAACCTGACATGGGAAGCACCTGACAATGCAGCTAATACTTTTAGTTGTGATTTGCAGTTGACAGGCGCACCAAGTAGGGCAACAAACGTAGCTCCTTAATTTATTTTAGTATGTTATTAAACAGCTTGCGAACATCGTAGGCTGTTTTTGTTTATATTTGTGTGAACTAAAAACAAAACAATGGACTGCCAAAAATGCAAAACAGATTTAACAGAAGATTTTGAACAATATCAAGAATGGAAATATGTAGGCGAAATTATAATATGTCCTAATTGTGGCAAACAATATGAAGTTTGTGGCGATGAAGGATATGTAGATGGACAATGTTATGAAACATTTTGGTTTGAACCAATAAACTAAACAAAATGAAAAACTACCAGAAAGAATATTTAGATGCCAAAGAATTTATTGATATTAAGGATCGAGAAATAAACCGACTAACGGCAAAGTGCGAACTATACAGACAGGTTAAAAACTGGACTATTATTTTATCCATTGTAATTATCACTTTAATCATTATACTATGAAAAAGCATAAATCAGAAATATTGATTATTATATTTATACTTGTTTTATGGGTTGCAATTACAACAAGTATTCAAAGATTTAAAAATCATAACTTAAGCGAAACTGAATTATTTTTAGCAATACCACAATCATTTATTTTAAACTTTAAATAATATGAATCAACAAGAATTAAGATTAGGTAATTTAGTTTGGTTCAGATATAAAAAGATAGTCGAAGTATCAAATTTAGGTGACTATTTCCAGACTATTGAATTAGTGAATGGACTATCGTATGGAAGTGATGATATTAACGAGTACAATCCAATTAAAACAACGAAAGAAATATTGACAGATTCAGGATTTGATTGTTCTGGTAATGATTGTCATATTTATTTAAATGGAGAATGTTTCGATTTAAATGAAAACTTTCAATTTGTATCTGACGATGGGTATACATATCCAACAAAATATGATGAAATTCATA